TGATTGTGGCTTGACCTTACCTCGCTTAAAGGTGTTGAACCAGAGCTGGGCAAACTCTCCAAAGGTGTCATGCCTGGTAAGGTCTACACCGGCGGCCATCTGCATCTTTGCCTGGAGCAGCTTTTCCTCTGCTTCCTGCTTGGTTTTCCCATAGACATATTTTCTGTTGCCATCGGGCAGTGTGAAGGATCTAGTTATATAGCCCTTTCTTGCCATAATTGTCACCTCACGTGATCTTGGTTATATAGTGCCGCTCCGCAGGTGCTTGCTTCGGTTGCGCCTTCTGGGTATGGCGTTCTTCAAAGTCCAGCACATCCTCCTCGGAAATCCTCCAGGACCGTCCAATCTTTAGGCCGCCCAGCTCTTTTTTTCGGAGCAGGTCGCTGACGGTGCTTGGCACGATCCCCCAGCGCTGACAAACCTCGTTAATGGTGTAGTACTTCATTCTACTTCTGCCTCCTCATCCCAAGTGTCACCCAGCACTGCTGCCATAGTGACCATAAATTCTTTGGGTCGTGTCCCGGTCAATATACTGAACTGCTGCAAAAGAAATGTGGCTCGATACTTTCTGCCCACTTTTTTCAGCCGTTCGAAGTAGTCCGGCCGAATTTGCATATGCTCCAGCATTACACGGATGTTCCGGTCTACGCCGTAATAGCTGACCCCATACTTCTCACCGATCCTTGGATAAAGCCGCTTTATCAGCTGCTTTTTCAGGTCCGGTTCCTCAATCATTGCCTGGATGCAATCACAGGCCATCTCATAACCCTGGAGCATTGGATTTCCGCCAAGCTCTGCTATGATGGAGTGGAGCTTGTTCATATGGTTTGCCTCCTTTCTATGTTGCTCTGGTTAGAATATAGACAGCCTTGCCGATGATCTCGGTGTCGGGCTGGTCTGCTATTATTTGCCGGGGTCCTCCTGGGAATATTTCTCGCTTTTCAGCAGCTGCTTCATGGTCCCACGGACTTCGCCCCGATCTTCTGCGTCTAATTGAAGATACAGCCGGAAGTCTTCCAGCGTCTTATTGCCATATTCTTTGGCGATTTGACTTTCAATGGGAGGCACCGGAGCGCTTTGGGGGCTGGAGGCGATTTTATTGCTCCGTTCCATGGGAACGTCAGCGCCCATCAGCCACGCCTCGTCTACGTTTAGAGCCTGTGCCATCAGGTAAATATTTTTTTGCTTCGGCATGTAGTCTCCACTTAGATAGGTACTGATCGAAGACTTGCCAATTCCGGTCACTTTGGAAAGCTCGGATTGTTTCATCCCACGGGCATCCAAAGCAAATCGAAGCCGTAAAGCCGTTGTTTCCAAGTTCGTCACCTCCTTGTATTGATAATACTGCAAGTGTTCAGGAAATGCAACACTTTTTTGCAAAAAATGAAAAAATAATTCAGAAAAGCGAATTTAACTATTGACACGTTCATTTTGCGGTGGTAACATAGGTTCAGAAAGGCGAACAGCCGTAAGGAGGTGAAGTGCATATGTCTGACCCGATTTTCGATTACAGCAAACTTCGTGGACGGATTCGGCAGGTCTTTGGTACACAGGACAGATATGCGGATGCCATTGGACTTGGGCGAGTGTCTGTCAGCAAACGCCTGAACAACCAAATGGAGTTTAGTCAACCGGAGATGTTTGATTCGGCAAGGGTGCTGGGCTTTGACATCAGCGAGATTCCGCTTTATTTTTTTTGACGTAGAAGTTCAGAAACACGAACAAGAACCGGCATGAAAGCCGCCCACCGGGCGGTGAGCGGCATATAATAAGAATGTTCAGTCGTCGAAAAACAGCTCTGCCGGAATATCAATTGTGGCCATGTCGTCCATGGTCGAGCTTGTACTGTTGAAAGCTACTGTCCAAATTGAGTAGCTCCACTCATCCGATTCAAAGTTGAACCTGTCAAGCGACATGCCATACTCGGTATCTGAGCCAAACTGATCCCAGAAACAACACCAATACCAGGAAGATCCATGGGCATATCGAAGTTCGTAATTGCCGGTGGGCATCTGGAAGGTAGCTGTGCTATGGCTTTGCACATACATTGTCTGAACATAGTCGCCCTTGTATTCTGTTACGAATACAAGACAATAATCTTCATTGCTGTTATTCTCTACAACAAATTCGCAAGGCCAATCGTATCCTTCTGCATACCAAAGGACCTCACCCGTTGCTGGACGGCTGGTATGTTTCACGGTCACTGGAGACGGCAAGGCTGCCGCTGTTTGGGATGGTGATGGGCTGGGTGAAGGTGAGGGACTAGGTGAAGGAGATGGAGACGCGGTCGAAATCACTAATGGTGAAGGCGATACCGATGTTTCTTCGACAACAGCCACACCTGTACTTTGCAAAGTCTGTAGCTGTGATGACAATGAGCGAGTGGTTACAATGCTGACCACTGATGCCGTAATTGCAACGACAATCGCTATTATAGTTACGGCAATTAACACCTGATTTGTCTTCTGGGTAGGAGCCGTAGATTTTTCTTGTCGATGTTTCCTACCTGCAGCTCGGTAGGAAGCAAAAAAGGTAAAACCGATTGGAATGCCTAGTACCAAAGCAACCAAACCTAAAATTTCGAGAAATTCCACAACAACATCTCCCTAATATGCTATTGATTTACATTTTACGACAGGAATGTGCAGAAAACAACAGAACTGGACAAATCACACAGGAAACGCATAAAAGGACACTTTAAAGCAAATATCTTCGCCACGGCGGCGATAGAATCAGAAAAGCCACGTGTGCCCCTGGCGGAGAGCCAGGGGCACTTCTTCTATGCTGCTGGGAACTAATGGGGCTTGTGGGAAATAACATACCAAAAATATCACGAAAGGATGATGAAAAATGACAAAAGAGAATATGTGCGGGCAGGAGCCGGAGATCCGCGTGATCCTCAAGGAGCCGGGGAAGGAACCAAGGATGGAGAAGATACCAAACACCCTGGAGGCGCTGCAGGAGGCTGTGGGAGGGTATATTGAGACGGTGACGCTCTTTGCAGACCTCTGCGTGATCTGTAATGAGGAAGGACGGATACTGGGGCTGCCCCACTGCTGCAAGGTTCTGGGGCTGGACTTGGTGGGGACGATCCTCCTTGTGGGCGTAAATGGGGAGGAGTTCGCCGATGTACCTATGGACATGGAGACAGCAAGGCGGCTACTACCGGAGCTGTGGGAGGGACTCTCAGCTACCGCTGAGGAGGCACCTTCTCCCGAGAGCGAAGGTAAGGACGAGACGGCCTCTTCCACCGCTGACGCGGTCCCCCTTCCCCTGAAGGGGAAGGTCTTTCCGAAGCTGGAGGAAATGACCAGACTAGAGCTGAACGACCTGCTGCTGGAGCAGCTAGATAAGCTTCCGGGAATGGATGTGAACCTGGTAAAGGCGGCGATCCGAGAGGTAAACCGGAAGGAGGCTGCAGAAGCTGTAGAGTTGGATGCTGCGATCGAGGACTACAAGCGGAGAGTCGCAAATAGGGAACCATTTCAGATCCCGGAGGCCGAGAGAGGAGAGCTGCAGGACGTTGGGCTGACCATACTGGAGCGAATCGCCCTCCGGCAAGCAGCTGATCTTGGGGTCAAGGCGCTGCTTGCGGCGAACGAGATCACTACGCTTGAGGCTCTGAATCTAGTGGGTGTAGAGCGCATGGTCAAAGCAATACGCAAAGCAAATTCGCGGGATAAATGGGAATAAAAGGGCGAAAAATTCGAAACTTTTTTCGGTCTTTTTTGACCGATTTGAGGCGCAAAATAACTATTTGAGGCGCAAAAGACCGATTCAAAGACAAACGGTCGATTTCTAAATTTTGGTGCACATTTTGAACATTTACGAGTGAAATTATAAGTGTTATGCTTGCCTTGCTGCAGCAGATCTGGTAGAGAAAGGATGGACAAAATGGATAAACATTTGTTGAACTATTACATTGGGCACAAGAACTTTACCACGGACAGCTTTTGTGAAAAGCTGGAGCTGTCCAAGTCCGCATTCTATCGGAAGCGAAACGGAAGGTCTGAGTTCTCGGCCCGGGAGATCCGGGACATCAAGAACCTTTTGCAGCTCAGTGATAATGAAGTTGACGCGATCTTCTTTGACGGAGATCTGGCCCCGGTACATAGCTGACATCCGATCCCTCACGGCTGCTGCCTATACGGTGTAGGCAGCAGCTGGGGGAACACCCCCCTGGGAAATGGAAAGCGGCTGTAAATTTTTAGGCAAATGGTTAGAAAACGAACTATTTGAGGCGCAAATGACACGAATCATTCAAAAGTGAAGAAACATCCGGCGGGGCTTCTCCCGGGCGAAAGCCCGACACCTCCTAACTTGCCGGGCGCTGCACCTTCGTGCCATAGGGTGCAGCGTCTGGGAGAGGCTCCGGCGGGGAAAGGAGAGACGATATGAGACTAAAAGATCTGGAAGAAATGGACTGCGATTTCTTGACTGCAAAACAGGTGGCACAGGTGACAGGCTCAGCAGAGCATTACATCCGAATTCAGGCCCATGAAGATCCGGATGCACTTGGGTTCCCTGTGTGCGTACAAAGCAGACGGGTAAAGATACCAAGGGAGGGGTTCCTGTTTTGGGCCAAATATGGCCGTCCAGTAATTGTTGAAAGTGCCGGTGAGGGCTAATGAACTGGGCGATTGAAGACGAGAAGCTGATCCTGACGAACCTGGGGAATGCCTATGATGCACTGGCGGCGACAGGAGAGTTTCGGTGGAACCGGAGGCAGCAATGCATGGAAGCACCGTTGTCTGTGGCGGCGCTGGAGGCCCTGAGCGAGGTTTCTGGTGGACTTCCGGGAAAGTTAGTTGCGGTGCGTCAAAAGCTCTGGAGAAGGGAGCAGGCGCTGCAGGAGCAGCGAGAACTGCTGACCGGAGAGCCAGAGGCGCTATGCGAGTATCCGGTGAAGGCAAAGCTCATGCGGCACCAGATCGTGGGGGCCAATATGGCGATGATACATTTTGGGGAGGATGAGTAGGAAGGGAAGGCCTCTTCCACCGCCTGGCGGCGGTCCCCTGACCGCAGGGAATGCCCTTGGGTGCTTCCCAAACAGGGCCCCGGCAGAGCCCAGCGAAGCGGGTCTGACGGGGAAAGGAGGAGCAGCGGAGCGAGCGAACTTTCGGCTTTAGCCGGAAGTGAACGATACGAAGCTTGCGACGACGCGGGAAGGTTTTTCGCCTGCGGGCGGGGACGAGAGACAAAAAACAGGCTGCGCGGCCAATTTATACAATGTACATTGTAGACCATACACAATGTTACATTGTAGGAAGGAGAGAATTACGATGGAAAAAACTTTAACGCTGTTGGGGCTCTGCCCGGAGTTTCTAAGGGCACTGCTGGAGGTCACCGAGACAGAGGAGCTGCCTGAGGAGGAGCCCTTGGATGTGCAGATGGTGGCCGATGCCCGGGAGGCCTTGAAGGTCGCCGAGGAGGATGACCCCATGCTCATGGCGAACCTGGCAGACCGGGCCAAGAAGATCCAGAAGCTCTACGATGCGGAGCATCCAACGGACTTTACTGAGGAGCCCAGAGATTTTCGGGTGGAGCACCCCTATCTCACCTTGGTACAGTCGGGTGCTGCTGTGTTGCTGGCACTGCTGGGGATCATGATGGGCATTAAAATTTTTGGGTAGGGCCTCTTCCACCGCCGCAAGCGGCGGTCCCCCTTCCCCTGAAGGGGAAGGTTATCAATCCTCAGTCGGCCTAAAGGCCGCCAGTGACCGAAGGGAATGCCTTTTGGCCTCCTTCACCAAGGAGCCTATCCGCTGCGGCGGGGACGAGGGACACGAACGAAAGAGAGAAGGTGATATTTATGCCTACTGGGAAAGGATTTGGATTTTTGTTTGAGATGGGCTGCGGGAAAACCTTGACAGCCATAGCTGTGATGGGGGCCCTGTACCAGAAGGGCAAGATCCATAGAGCTCTGGTGGTAGCGCCGTCCACGGTGGTGCCGGTATGGCCCAAGGAGCTGGAGAGCATGGCAGCATTCCCCTTTATCAGCTGCGTAATGCTGGGGGGAGACAAGAAAAAGCGGCTCAAGGCCTACCGGGATATGATGGAGCAGGCTGACAGGGCGGGAGACAATGCCCTGCGGGTGGTGTGCATCAACTATGATGAGATCTTCCGAGCGGGCGTATTTGAGACGCTACAGGAGTATGGAGCTGACCTCATTATCTTAGACGAGGGGCACTACATCAAGACCTACACCTCCAAGACCTCTAAGGCGGCCTATGAACTGGGGCAGCGGGCGAAATACCGGCTGCTGCTGACCGGGACACCGGTGACCGGGAAGAACACAGACATTTTCGGGCTGTTTCGGTTCATTGACCCCCGGGTCTTCGGTACCAACTTCTATGCCTTCCGAAACCGATACTGTATCTTGGGCGGCTTTAAGGGCAAGCAGATCGTTGGCGCCAAGAACAACGCTGAGCTGACCAAGAAAATGCATGAAAACAGTCTCCGGGTGACGAAAAAGGACGCCCTGGACCTGCCCGAGGAGACCTATGAAAACCGATATGTGACCCTCAGTCGGGCGGAAAGCGAGGCCTATGAGAGCCTTAGAAGGACGGGCCTTGCGGAGCTGGAGGGGGGAGAGATCAGTGCGCCCTTAGTGATCACCAAGATGCTTCGGATGCAACAGGTGGTTGGAGGGTTTGCGAAACTGGACGAGCAAGACAAGCCCCAGCAGCTGGGCCGGTCCAAGCTGGATGCCCTCAGTGAGATCATTGACCAGGTCATGGAGAGTGGCGAAAAGCTGGTGATTTTCGCAAGGTTTCTCCCCGAGGTGGCGGCTATCTGCCAGGAGGTCGAGAAAAAAGGCATTGGATATGGGGTCATTTTCGGAGAGATCAAGCAGGAGGACCGGGGAAACATCGTGGAGAACTTCCAAAACAACCCGGATACCAAAATCTTCGTGGCCCAGATCCAGACCGCTGGCCTTGGGATCACCCTCCACGCGGCTTCGGTGGCTGTTTTCTACAGCCTGGACTTTTCCTACGCCAACTACTCCCAGGCAACGGCTCGGATACACCGGATCGGGCAGAAAAAACCCTGCCTGTACCTGCATCTGATCGCCCAGGGGACGATTGATGAGCAAATCTTAAAGGCACTGAAGGAGAAGCAGGACCTCAGTAAGACCATCTGCGATGACTGGCGAAAATACTTTTTGAAGGGAGAATCCCAATGAAAACGGAACTTTTTGACGGGAAGGTACGCATGGATACAAGGCTGATCGACCCGGCAGACGACGACTTCGGAGCCATTCTGAACTGTGCTGTGCGATACACCTTAGGACGGAGAAGCTACATGCCGGGTCTGGTGATCGCCTTTATTACGCCCCTGATACCTTACATTTCTGACAGAACCCTGGATGTGATGATCCGGGACATCCGGAACCCCTATGGGGGCTATGGAGACCCGCAGATCGACGAGCCTGGATGGATGCGGTTCCTGGGAGATCTGACGGAGGAGCAGAAAAGACGGAAGGCCTCTTCCACCGCCGAAGGCGGTCCCCTGACCGCAGGGAATGCCCTTGGGTGCTTCCCCTGAAGGGGAAGGTTAAGATTGGAGGGCAAACAAATGACTAGAGCGGAAATTTTAGACACAGCGAAAGGCTGCGTCACTGGGCAGAGACCGGAGGACTACGGAACACCGGAGGACAGCTTTACTCTGATCGGAAAGCTGTGGGCGGCATACTTAGAGCATCCTGTCAGCCCCATGGATGTGGGGATCATGATGGGTCTCTTAAAGATCGCAAGGGTTAAAGGAGGCAGAGGCACTCAGGACAGCTTTGTAGATCTGGCGGGATATGCAGCCTGTGCGGGGGAGATCGCTACGGAGGCCTCTTCCACCGCCGCAAGCGGCGGTCCCCCTTCCCCTAAAGGGGAAGGTAAAGAGCTGGAGCAGCTGCTGGAGGTCAGCCTGGAAAAGGAGCGAAAGCTTCAGGAAAAGGCCGGAGTGCTGGAGGCTATGCTGAAGCTGCTGCGGCTGCCGGACAGGCCCTGCAACATATGCAAGGGGAGATCTCAGGTTACGGGTGACTGTATGCACTGGGACTGCAAGTGGGAGCAGCTGCTGGAGATAGCGGAAGAATACAGAAAGGACAATGAATCATGAAAACGCTGAACTGCAAACTCACCTTTACAGAGCCTCTATTGGGGACCAGCCCGGCGGACCCGGACATCTACAAGCTCTTTGTGGGGGGCAAGGCTCCGGACCCGGAGACCCTGGAGGCCGAGGTCGAGGCGCTGACTGCCGGCAAAGATGAGGAGGCCGAGGAGGAAGCTGAGGAGGAACCAAGTATCACCGTGTTCCACCGGCTGGAGGACGGCACGCCGTTTCTCTACGATTATCAAATCAAGGGATTCTTTAAGGACAGCTGCGGGGGCCTGAGAAAGGTCACAGGGTCCGAGAGCTCCAAGATCAAGGCCTTCAAAAAGGAGATCGACAAGCTGATCTTCCCAGAGCCGAGAAAGATCCCCATTCGGTTTGAAGGCGATATCACCATCTGCCAGAGACCCCTGCGGGCGAGCGGCCCCAAGGGAGAGCGAACGGCCATTGCGGTAAGCGAGGAGATCCCGGCAGGAGCGACCATTGAATTTTCCGTAGTCATGCTGTCGGACGCCCATGGTAAGGTCGTCCGGGAGTGGCTGGACTATGGGCGGTTCTCCGGGATCGGACAGTGGCGGAACTCGGGGAAAGGAAGATTTACCTGGGAGGAAGTGCCGGAGAAGTAAGGCAAAGGAGCGGTATAGACTTGCTCCGCGGTGCAAAGGATATGCACCGAAGGGCTTGGATACGTGGTGCAAAGGAAACGCTTAGAATAGACGAGCTCGGCAAAGGATTTGCATGGCCGTGAGAGGCAGTGGCATAGCTACGATTTGACTGGCAACGGCAGGGCCAGGAGTTGATGGGCAAAGCAAAGGAGTAGCCATGAGATGCGAAGTGGAGCGAAGGACAAGCTCAGCAGGGCGCTACGACGCAAGGCAAGGGGAAAGCCATGCGGAGAACAGCAAAGGAATTGCCCGGCGCCGCTGGGCGCTGCAAAGGAATCGCGTTGTGTTGAGTAGCAAAGCCAGGGAGCCCCTCATCCGCCCTGCGGGCAACTTCCCCCAGTGGGGGAAAGCCTCTTCCACCGCCGAAGGCGGTCCCCCTTCCCCTGAAGGGGACGGTTATCCGCTGCGGCGGGGACGAAGGACGGGGAGACTCAGAAACCACAAACGGACCGGACTGGAGCCGGAGGAGATCATAAAGCTCCAGAGAAAGGAGGAACATGCAGACACTCAGTGAGGACGATCGGCGGTGCCTGGAGTGCGAATACCACTTCTTCAAAGGAGAGCTTGTGACCTGCGAGTACCTGGTTAGGACTGGGGAGCGGCGGGGCTGCAAGCCTGGGCTGGGCTGTAAAAGATTTAAACGAAGCGGCAGAGCGGCCGCATCCCCGGTGACCAAGAAGCCTGGGGAAAAGCAGCAGATAAAAATTCCAAACGGAAACACCATCGGCCAGATGGTGCCTGTAGACCAGGAAAAGCTGGAGGAGCTAAGGCAAAAGGCCGGAGGCTATGCCGCAATCATGCGGACCATCGGACTGCCAGGAAACACCCGCGCTGGCCGGCCACTGGAAGACTATCGGATTCGTGGCGTTGCCAATAAAGCAATCGTGGCGCTGATCCTGGAGGAATTCGGAGTCGATATCCAGGGAGACGGGGAGCTTCCGTCAACCCCCGAGAATCTGCACCAGATCAATGGGCGCAAGGGCGGACGGCCAAAGAGCCCGGACATGGTGGAGGCAGACCGGGAAAAGCTGGAGGAGCTGCGGGGGAAGGCCGGGAGTCTGAACCGGGCATCAAAAGTTCTGGGGTACAATGAGATGCGGCTGAATATCGCCTATTACTCCGGGTGGGTCAACATCCAGGTTGCGGAGGCCGTTGCCCGGGAATACGGCATTGACATCCGGCTCCCCTCCGGAAAGCAGCAGACCGAGAAAGTGCCGCATAAGGCCAGGGTAAAGAAGATCCCGGAAAACTTTGAACAGGCGGTGCAGGCGGTGGCCACACAGGGCCTGACCTGGCAGGAGGGTGCAGCCATGTGCGGCCTGAATACCCAAGCCTTTCGGGGCCTGGCCCGGCACAAGCTGGGCATCCAGGATATCAGACGGCGCAGAAACATCGAGAAACTGGATGAACAGGGGAACGTGATCGCGATCTACGACTCGGTCTATGAGGCTGCAGAACAGGAAGGGTACACGGGGGCCTATATTTGCAGGCTGTGCCGGGAGGGGAAGAAGTACAGGTATAAGGAGGCCTCTTCCACCGCCGAAGGCGGTCCCCCTTCCCCTGAAGGGGAAGGTTTATGAAAGGAGAATTGAATGGAACAGACGATCTATGACCGGCTCTGCGAGATGGCGAAGCGCTGCGGGCACCTGGAGGCCGACAATGACTATGCCACCGCCGAGATCGACCGGCTCTCTGAGATCAACGGGAATCTCCGAGAGGACAACTACTATCTGCGGGAGCAGGTAAATGCATTGGAGGAGGAGCTGGAGGAAATGCGGGAAGAAATACGGGACCACCCCATTATCCACAATTTAGAGGAGACTGGCTACCCGGACGGGAAACTGCCGGTGCGGTACATATGCCCAGTCTGCGGGGACGAATGCGAAACCTACTACACAGATGGATCCGGTGTGGTTCAGGGATGCGAAAGCTGCATCGATGAGATCGATGCAGCGGAGTATGAAGAACGGTTTGGGAGGTGAGAGAAATGGAAATTTCTTTGCTAGTGGATGCCTACCAGGCGGCCAGGGATGCCGCCGATCGGGCGGAGGCTGAGGCCAAAGCTGCCAAGAAGCGCTTAACTGAGGCCAAGGCCCTGCTGGCTGACGCCATGATCGAGGACGAGACGGACAGCATTGGGAGGAACGGGAAACGGTACAGCCTCAGTCCCAAGGTCAAGTACTCCAAAAAGGCCGGTATGGAGGAAGCACTGTATGGGCTACTCTTGGATGAGGGTCTCGGCGACCTGATCACCGAGACGGTGAACGCCAACACGTTGAACGCCTGCATGAACCGAATGGCAGAGGAGAACGGGGGAGTGCTGCCGGAGATGTGGCAGGAGGTACTTAACACGTATGAATACACGGATATTTCTGTGAGGAGGGTATAACTATGAAAAACGAAAACAATGAGGCATTGGAGCTGGTGGAGGTCCAGGAGACCGCCATTACTGAGCGGAACATGACGGAGCTTATGGAGGAGCTGGAGGGCCTGGGGGATATCGGCTTTGACAAGATCAAGATCCCCTCTGGGGGTGGGATCGCCTTTGAATTTCCCACCGACGACCCGGATGCACCGGAGAGCCGGAACGCCATTGAGGGCGTGATCGTCCATCATCAGCCCAAGAATATCTTTTACCGGGACGCCTACACCGGGGAGAGCGTCCAGCCGGACTGCGTGAGCCATGACGGTAAAACCGGTGTGCGGTCTGCCACAGGAGCCGTATGCAGCTGCTCGGGCTGCAAGTACAACCAGTTTGGAAGCGCTGGAAACGGCCAGGGGAAGGCCTGCCAGAATAGAATGGATTTGTACATCCTGATCGAGGACAGTATGTTCCCGGTGATCCTGAATCTGCCTGCAACCAGCCTGAAAGCCTTTAAGGAGTATCTGGCGAAACGGGTGGTGTTCCAGAAAAAGAAGCTCTGCGAGGTGAAGACCAAGATCACTCTGAAAAAGGAGAAAAGCAGCGGCGGCATTACCTACTCCAAGTGCTGCTTTGCGAAGCTCGGGGACCTGAGCCCTGTGGAGATCTCCGAGGCCGAGACCATGCGGGAGATGTGCAAGGGCTATGCGGTTTCTTCCGGGACCCAGGAGGTCGCTGAAGCTGCGGAGGAGCCGCTGGTGGAGCTGCAGGAGGAGGACGACGATCTGCCTTTTGAGATCTAAGGGAGGCCTCTTCCACCGCTGCGGCGGGGACGAGGGAAAGCCTCTTCCACCGCTGACGCGGTCCCCCTTCCCCTGAAGGGGAAGGTTTTCGCCTGCGGGCGGGACGAAAGAATCATATACAAAAGGAGGGAGAAACTTGAATGCGGAAAAAATCGACCTGGATCGGGTACTGGACTATGAGTGGATCTACCAGGCCGAGATCAAAAAAGCAAGAATCGAAGGGGGCCGGCTGACCGGCCTGTGCCCCTTTCACGACGATTCTACCCCTAGCATGAGCGTGGACCTGAAAACCGGGAAATACCACTGCTTCGCCTGTGGGGCTGAGGGAAACTATGTGGGCTTTGTGGCCCAGAAGTATGGGCTTTCCAATAAAGACGCCTACAAAAAGATCCTGGATGACAACCATCTGGGCACGGCACCGAAAAAGGCCGTGTCCCAGGTGGCCCCAAGAGCTGGGTACTCCGTGGCCGAGTATGCCATGGAGAAACGGCTGGACGCTGAATGGCTGAAAACAGAGTGCCGGATGGCTGCGGGCAAGGATCAGAGCGGGGCCTATGTGCGGATCCCCTATCTGGACGAACATGGGGACGCTGCTGCTACCCGGAAGCGATATGCCAAGGGCAGCAAAAAGCGCTTTGCCTGGAACAAGGGAGACAGTCCGACCCTGTACGGTCTCTGGAGAATGGAGCAGGTCCGGGAGAGTGGCTATGTGATCCTGGTGGAGGGCGAGAGCGACAGTCAGACCCTTTGGACCCTGGGCTTCCCGGCCCTGGGTGTGCCGGGGGCGCAAAACTTTAAGGCAGAATGGACCGAGCAGCTGAAGGACCTGGAGACCCTGTATCTGCACATTGAGCCGGACACAGGAGGAGAGGGCTTTTACCAGCAGATGCTCAGAAAACTCTCTGACGGGGACTATGCCGGGACCGTGAAAACCTTTACGGTGGGGCCGTTGGGGGTTAAGGACCCCTCAGAGCTCTGGTGCCGGGACGGAGACGAGGCAAAAACCAAGCTGCAGGGGCTGCTGGAGACAGCAGACAAGGTTGACCTGGATTCCCAGGTGATCGCCTACACCGTAGAAGGGGCCCCGGTGGCCCTCAGGCAGCCGGACGGATGGCTGTTTGGAGAGGATGGAATCTGGAGCATTGACGCTGACTCGGGCCTTAAAACCAATATCTGTGCCACACCCTTGATCATCTCGAAGCGGATGCGGAGCCGGGACACGGGACAAGAACGGGTGGAGGTATCCTTCAAAAGAGATGGCTGCTGGCACACCGTCGGGATCTCCCGGCAGGAGCTGTTTACCTCCAGGGGCATTGTACGGCTGGCGGACAACGGGGTCATGGTCAACAGCGAGAATGCCAAGTACCTGGTGCGCTACCTGGATGCCCTGGAGAAAAACAACATGGATATCATCGAAAAGGTGGACTGTACCGAGCAGACCGGCTGGCAGCCTGGGAACCGGTTTATGCCCTTCTTTGCCGACGGTGTGGTATTCGACACGCAAAATCAACAGATTATGACGTACCTCTGCAAGAACGGCACAAGAGAGGGCTGGGTGGATGCCATGAAGAAGCACCGGGAGGGCTGGAGGTTCCGGTTTATCCTGGCAAGCTCCTTCGCTGCGCCGCTGCTGAGTATTTTGAAGGTCAGAAATTTTGTGGTTTACGTTTGGGGGGACAGCCGAGGCGGCAAAACAGCAGCACTCAAGGCAGCACTGAGCGTCTGGGGGGACCCCGATAAACTTATGGTCACGTACAACGGGACCGACAATGCCATAGAGACCCATTGTGCAGCCTTTAATGATTTGCCTGTTGGAATTGACGAGCGACAGATCAGCGGGGCGAATGAAAAGAGCCTTGGAGCACTGGTCTACAAGCTCTGTGAGGGAACAGGCCGAAAACGGCTGAACAAGGACAGCAGCCTGAAAGCTGCAAAGCTCTGGCGCAATGTCTTTCTGACCACCGGAGAGGAACCGATCATATCTGATCGGACCATGTCCGGTGTCAGCTCCCGTGTCCTGGAGATCGAGGGGAAGCCCTTTGAATCGGAAATGGATGCGGCGGAGATGCATAGGCTCTGCGGCGAAAATTTCGGATGGGCTGGGCCTACCTATATTGAAAACCTTCGGGACGAGGAGAACCGGCGGGTCGTGAAGGAATGGTTCTATGCCCTGGGTGAACACTTGACGAAGGGGGCTACTGCTGCAAACATCTCACATGTTGCCTGTGTGGCTGCGGTGGGGGTTGCGGATATCCTGGCAAGTCAGATCTTCTTTTCTACCGGGTTTCAGGAGGCCATGGCTCAGGCGGCTGAGATGTGCCAGAAGGTTTTGGGCACAGTCGTTGACGAGCAGCCCCAGGACGTGAACCAGAACGCCGTCCAATATCTTTGGGACTGGATCACGGTCCACTGGCAGAACTTCGGCAAGGATCCCAAAGGGCCGGTTTATGGATACTTTGACGCAGAGTGCATCTACCTGGTCCCCAGTACCTTCAATCAGATCATGGAGGAGGGCCATTACTCCGCCAGGAAGACCAAACGGTATTTGGCGGAAATGGGCTACCTGAAGTTTAGCTACAACGCAAACGGGAAGCGGGAATTCACGGTGGTTCGCCGGGATGGTGGTAAGGTCAGCAGATATGTGGCGATCCTGCGCAGTAAACTGGAAGGCGGAGACGGCGGCATAGAGCTGAGAGAACTGGACGGGCAGGCTTCCATTCCGTTTAACGACTAAATCCCCGTTACGCCATGCGAACGCCTAAAGGGAAAATAGAGGTGTTACCAAGAAAATTCTTGCGTTGCAATGAGTTGGGGTTCTTGTTACTACTGTTACATCTATTTTTTAAAAATATACATCTATTAGATGTGAAATGGTTCCTCCAATGCTATACGATATAACGATAGAAATATATAGAGGTATCGAAAAAAATTAGGTGTACACGTTACAAACCCCGGAAGGCATTGCAAATCAAGAACTTTTCCGTTACGTCTAGGTTTTTTGCAACACCTAATTGGGGAAGGGAAAGCCTCTTCCACCGCCTGCGGGCGGGACGAGGGGAACAATCCTCAGTCGGCGCTTTGGCGCCGCCAGCTCCTTCACCAAGGAGCCTATCCGCTGCGGCGGGGACGGGGGACGAGGGAATCCATCCTCAGTCGGCCTAAAGGCCGCCAGAGACCGAAGGGAATCCCCTTGCGGGACTCCTTCACCAAGGAGCCTTTACCGCTGCGGCGGGGACGAAGGACGGGAGACGGGAGACGGGAGAAACGGATTCTCACGCCAGTCTGCGGACTGGCTCAGAATGACACGGGGGACGAGAGATGAAGGAAGGTGAACAGATGAAAAAGTTTCAGGATTTCAGGCAATATGAAAATCTCAGTGCTTACAAAAGGGCGCTGGTGGAGGAAGGCCGGGCCAAAACTATGCAGGAGGCGGAGAAGCTGGCCCGGCGGCTGATCCCGAAGGAAAGCTACTACCAACGTAAGATCCTGGAGGCGCTGCGGGAGGAATTCCCGGAAGGGCGCTGGCGGAAGAATGCGGCATCGGCGGAGCAGCAGAGCGGCGAGCCGGACATTGATGGTGTGATCGGCGGGCTGTTTGTGGCTATCGAGGTCAAAAGGCCCCTGCTGGGGACGGTATCGGCGCTCCAGGAAAAGGCGATCGCTGAAATCAGGGAATCTGAGGGCTGTGCTGCGGTGTGCTGCTATCCGGATGAGGCTGTGGGGGTTGTCAGGGAGTGGCTGATGGAGAAATGGTAGGTCGGGGGATCCATCCTCAGTCAGCGAAGCTGACAGCTCCTTCTCTAAGGAGCCTATCGCCTGCGGGCGGGACGAAGGACAAAGGACAAAGGAAGGTTATCAGGAGGTGATTCATTTGAAAAAAGCAAATCCAGCACGGGCGGCCAGGCGGGCCGGAAAGCCGGAACCGCTCCGGTATCCGGAGGCCACGCCGGACTATATCCGGCGGTGTATCAACGAATATGTCCAAAAGGAGATCGCCGGGGGCCGGCTCTTTGACCTGGAGGGCGCTGCGGTTCTGGCCAGCGACTACACAAGACTGGCGATAGAGGTGGTATTTACTGCAATCATGGAGAGCCATACTGCCGGATCCAGCAGGATCCTACGGGACATTGATCCCATCGTAGAATCCATGTTTAAGGACATGGAACGCATGTGCCAAACTGACGGATACGAATATGCTGCGGCAAAATTAAAGCAGCGGTATGACAAGGCAAAAAAAGAAAGCTACCGGCCGATCAAAGGGCTGGAGCTGGGAGGCTAGCGATGACACTAACAGAATATCTCATGCGGTACCGAGAGGCAATGGAGGACGTGGACGAGCTGAATGCCCAGATCGAGGCTATGGAGCTCAGGAAAGAGCGAATGACCAGTAAATACGGCAACAAGACCAAAGTAAAAAACTCCGGGGGCAAAGGCCGGGATCTGGATGCGGCTTTAGCTGACTTGATCCTAGAGCGGGACCAGCTGCTGGAGGAAGCGAACCAGGTACGGGACCAACTCTTAAACTTTATCGGCCAGGTGGGCGAAAAGAACGACATCGGGCGGCGCTACAGGAGGCTGCTGCGGCTCTACTATGCCGAGGGCTTTTCCTGGGACGATGTAAGGCATATGCTGCGGCCGGTCCATATCCGGAAAGACGGAAGACAGGTCACCGGGAAACGTGGGTGCCTGTCGGAAACCAGCTTGTTCCGGGTAAGGCTGGAAGCCCTGGGGCAAGCAGAAAAGGAGTTCCGGCGGCTGGGACTTGGATAAAAAGGAAGCCCCTCACGGTAAACGTGGGGGGCTTTCTTACTTGGAGCGCTGGGCAATGTCTGCCCGGATCAGCTCCTTAATATAGCCTTGCTTACTTGGAACCGCTGAGAGCTTTTCCAAAAGATCAGCGTCTGTATTGTGGTTCAGGTTCATAACGATCCGGGTCGTATTCTCCGCGACCCAACGCCGATGGGCTTCCGTTTCGGCCAAAGTATCACCGCCTTATGGTTCTTATACAGGGTCAGTCCTCCAGAGTCTTTTGCAGATTGTCCAGGACCTTTTCCATTTTGGCGGCGCGTTTCTGCTCGTCAGTCTCTGCGGCAATTTCCCGAAGGGCATCCAGCACGAAACGGATAAAAGCTTTGAACTGGCTGTCAGTTTGTCCCATGGTATCGGCCTCCTTTCTTTTTTGTAGCTTCATTATACTATGGGTGTACACTAATTGTCAAGGACCTTTGGATATAGGGAAGCCGCCGGTGAAAGCCGACGGCTCTGGTGCAACTGTTTAGGGCTGTTCCATCCAAATATTATAGACCTGCTCTGGGGTGTACTCCTTGTACCAAGCGACTGTGTAGGTCATTCGCTCCCCATCTTCTTCATAGTAGATTTCAAGGCCGCTGCCGTTCTCTCTGGCGCCAATCCAGCGGCCAATGATGCCGTAGTCCATTTCTGCGTTGCGGTACCACCTGGTAATGGCTTCCCGAAGGTATGGGGTATAATCGTTCATGGTGTGTTCTTTCATCGTGTGTTCCTCCTAAGATTTTTATGTTTGGTCTTCACTGGATTGCCGGAGCGCGTCCGGCAATCGGTCAGGATCAAACGCGGGGCGTGGCTCTGATCTGGGACTTGGGCGGGAAAATCACGATGATGGTCTTGTCCGATTTGCGGTAGCTGCCGGGGACGGTGGGGTACTGGGAAAAGCGGTCTTTGTACTTGTAATAGGTGATTCTCTTTTCCATGGTAATTCCTCCTTGCCCTCGTAACCTCCGGGGCGGGGTTTAGCCTGCACTCTAATCAGCCTTCGTCAATTACACGTGTCCGATTGCTGACGGTCCATCCAATGATCCTGTACCCCAGGTGAGTGTAGAGCCGAATTTCTTCTTCAACTCTTTTCCTGGCGGCGGCCTCTGTCGCACACCACGATACATGATAGCGCCGGTTATTCTCAGTATTAAGGGTCTCAATTCCATCGTCGTCTTCAACGGTCACCGAGAATGTGTAGTTCTTCTTCAATGCGGTTTTCTTTTCCTTAGCCATTTTTCAGGGCCTCCTTGTTTGGTTGTTTTTGGTTTCTGTAGCTATGATACACGGTCATACAGTGCACGTCAAACATTTTTCACGGTCATACCGTGCTTTCTCCGATTTTTACAAAAACACGGTATGACTTTTGGTAATTATGCACGGTATACCGTGCCCTCGGTGCGTGGTATAATGGTTATGCTAGATTGGAGGTGATCCGATGGCAGTAAGCAGAGCCAAGAGAGCGAGTAATAATAAGTGGGATGCTGAGCACATGTCAGTGCTGTCCGTCAAGGTCAAGGCGGAGGAGGCGGAGGCCTTTCGGGTTTACGCCAAGGAGCGCGGACAGACGGTCAACGGCTTGCTTGCCGGATATTTGCGCCGGTGTCTGGCTGAGGATGCAGCCACAAAACAACATCATTCAGAGTAGCAAGGCGGCCTTTCGGGGCCGTTTTTGCTGTTATTTTAGATTTTTTTGCTACAATGGGAGTTCATGCCACTTGATAATAGCTGATATGGTATGATATGGTTATACTAGAGATTTTGCGGAGGTGGGGAGCATGGGTAACATCAACGAATATAACCATAGCCTCACCCAGGAGCAGCGCATCCAGAGCGCGAAAAGGGCGGCGGCGGCGTCTGTGGTGGCGCGGAAAAGAGCCAAAAGCTGGAGAGAGGCGGCGCAGCTGGTGCTGTCTGGAGAGCTGAGTAATGAGGAGGCGGTCAGAGCCAGGGCGACGCTCAACCTTCCGGAAGATCTGGAGCTGACCCAGCGGGAAGCGATCCTTGCAGCCGGGGCCGAACGGGCGAAAAAGGGGGATAAGGATTGGGCGGCATTCCTCCGGGATACTGCCGGTGAGAATCCGCAGATTCTGGTGAAGGTCGGGAATTTAGATGATAAGCCCTTCGCCATGCTGGAGCTGGGGAGCCTGTCAGACGAGCAGCTGAGGGCCATTGCAGAGAGGGAGCGGCCCGACTCTTTAGATAGTGAGCCGGAGATCATTGACCTGGAGCCGGTGGCCGAAGGGGCTGAAATCGGTTTACATAATGGCAATTCTGAAGGGTAATGTGGTACGGATGTGGTACAAACCCGTTAGATGATAGGCCGGAGCCGTTGCGCTGCAACTGGTTCCGGCTTTTACTATGTATTTTAGTTTGGAATATATTAGGGCGGTTCGGCGGTTGCCGGGCCGCTTTTGTTGTAGCAAAAGTCAGTAACCTGATGGGGCTGCTGCCTTCCAATTCTTAGGGAGAGCGGGAGATGATCGGCGGGGCTGCCGGTGATCTGAGGGAGGCTGCTGATCTAATTGGGAGGCTGCTGATCTAAGGATGATCTATCCTTCCTTCATAGATTCTTTCTTTCTATTGAGGGAGGGGAGCAGCAGCGGCCCAGGGGCCGAGGCCGAAACTCCCTTTTCATAGAGAGAGGGAGGGGGTCAAAAAATCTGATGCCCCAAATTTACTACCTACCCCCTATAGCCCCCCGGGGTCCAGGGTGGTCTCCGCTCCGAAGGAGCGGCGGCCCCCCATGGCGGCAGGCGACCTTGCGGATTCCGATGGGTTTTGAACTTTTCGACATTTTTCTACATTTTGTGTATAGGGGGACCATTTTCGTGAGGTCACGAAAATGATAGGGACGAAGGACGAGGGAGTCCATCCTCAGTCAGCCTGCGGCTGACAGTGACCAGAGGGAATCCCCTTGCGGGACTCCCTCTCTAAGGAGCCTTTTCGCCTGTGGGCGGGATGGGGAAAAGCCTCTTCCACCGCCTGGCGGCGGTCCCCCTTCCCCTAAAGGGGACGGTTATTCGCGGCGGGCGGGACGAGAGACGAGGGACAAAAAAGGAGGCAACCACATGGCAGCCAGCAAAGGTACATCGGCGACGGCAGCTGCGGGACGAGGCAGCAGAGAAAACTATGACAAGACCATGGGGGAGCTTGCCCGGCGGGAGCTTGCCAGGCGGCACTATGCGGACTACCTTCCCTATGTGGGCGGGGCAGAGTGGAAGAAGACCAGGCTATCCCAGTTCCTGGCCGAGCAGATCCAGAGCTTCATTGAGGCAGACACAGGCCACGCCTATGACATTCTGATTTTGGAGTCCCCGCCACAGCACGGGAAGTCCTGGACGGTCACGGAGGCGCTGCCCTCCTGGTACCTGGGGAAGTATCCCACACGGCGGGTCATTGAGGTCAGCTACAACGAGGACACCGGCGAGCGGTTTCTACGGAAGAACAAGGACAAGGTCAAGAAGGTGGGCAAGAACCTATTCGGCATCAGCGTTGGGAAGGTGGACCGGTCAGACCACTTTGAGCTGGAGAGCGGCGGGTCCATGCTGAGCCGTGGTGTCATGTCCGGTATCACTGGTAACCCGGCGGACCTGATGATCATTGATGACCCGATCAAGAGCCGCCAGGAGGCAGACTCTGAGGCCACCAGAAACCGGATATGGGGCGAGTGGCTGAACTCTATGAAGTCCCGTCTTTCCGCTGGGGCGAAGGTCATTCTCATTATGACTCCCTGGCACGAGGACGACATGGCGGCGCGGATGCTGAAAAGCGAGGAGGCGGCAACGCTGATCCGGCTGCCTGTAGAGGCTGGGGACAATGACCCTATGGGTAGACTGCCCGGAGAGCCCCTGTGTCCGGAGATCGGGAAGGACGACAAGTGGCTCCAGCAATTCAAAAAGTCCTACCTTTCAGACCCCCAGGGCGGGCCAAGAGCCTGGAGCGCTTTGTATATGTGCAACCCCGTGGTCGAGGGCGGCAATATGGTCCAGCGGAGCTGGTGGCGGTACTACGACCCCAAGGAGATCACGGACTTCGGCACCGAGTGCATCAGCGTGGACGCAGCCTTTAAGGACGGAGATGACAACGACTATGTGGCCATCCAGGTGTGGGGCAAGCACGGAGAGGACTACTACCTCCGATACCGCTGCAAGGCCCACCTGAACTTCACAGCAACGGTGGCGAAAATCAGGCAAGTCCGGGGGTATTTCCCAAACGTGAGCTTTGTGTACATTGAGGACAAGGCCAACGGCAGCGCCATCATTCAGACGCTCCAGCGGGAGATGACCGGCGTGGTGGCGGTAAACCCTATGGGCGGCAAGGTGGCCAGGGTGAACGCTGTATCCCCGGCCATTGAGACCGGACATGTGTTTTTGCCCGAGGGCGACCTGGGCATGGAGGAGTACCTGAAGGAGTGGAGCGAGTTCCCGGCAGGGAAGCACGACGACGAGGTGGACGCAACCACCCAGGCTCTTTCCAGGCTGCTGTATGCCTACGGCGGGACCAGAGTGATAGAGCGCAGTGAAAGCGAGGAATACATGGAGCAGGCAGAGAACGCCTTTTTATCGGAAGCCTGCTATGACCCCTATGGGGAGTGCGCACGGACATTTACTTTTTAGGAAAGGACGAGGGCGTTATGGATTTTTTAATTGGGATGATCGGGGCACTGCTTGTAGTGGTTCTGTTCGGACTGGGGGTATTTCTGGGCTGGAGCCTTCGGGGGATGACCAGAGAGCAACCGAAGCCCTATGAGGATGGGCGAAGCCCGGAGGAGATCGCCAAGGAGCGGAAACGGCTCATAGAGGAGCAGGAGGCCTTCCGGCAGCAGATGGAGTATAACGCGGAGACGGCCTATGGAATGAGCGGGAATGAGGAGCTGTACAAGTGAGCTTCTTCCACCGCCTGCGGGCGGGACGAGGGACGAAGGAGACAATCCTCAGTCAGCGCAAAGCGCTGACAGCTCCTTCACCAAGGAGCCTGTCGCCTGCGGGCGGGACGAGGGAGAGGGGCGTCGGGGACGCCGCCCCTACATATGCGGGCGGGACGAAGGATGAAGGGAGGATCAAGATATGAACGGGAAATGCAAAGAGCAGCGGACCAGAGCGTTCCAGCTCTACGAGGAGGGCAGGCAGTATAACAATAGCCTGACTCCAAACTATTACACCATGGTGGATACCAACACAGAATTCTACGCGGGCAATCAGTGGGTGCACCTGGCCCAGACACCGGCCATGTCCAGGCTGCCGAAGCCCACCTTCAACATCATCAAGCGGGTGACCAACGTGCTGGTCTCCCAGGTGACCAGCGGCGGCCTGAGCGTGAACCTGGAGCCCCTAAGCTACTACGACGGCGGTGCCGGAGACCCAAGCGGGAGCAGCACCACGGAGTTTGCCCAGGCAGAGATCAACAACCTTTTAGAGAAGCTGAGGCTGGAGTATCGCATTCGAGATGCCCTGTTTGATGGGGCCCAGACCGGTGACTACTGCGCCCACTTCTACTGGGACGCAGATGCACTGCCCTACGGTGGCGCTTCCGGGGCCTACCGGGGCGAGATCAAAATGGAGATGGTGGATGGGGTCAATGTCATGTTCGGGAACCCGAATATTGCCGATGCCCAGAGTCAGCCGTATATTCTCCTGATTGGCCGAGATACGGTGAAGAACCTTCGAGATGAGTACCTTGCCCGGCACCCGGGGGACGAGCAAGGAGCGGACCTGATCCAGCCGGACGCAGAGTGGCGGGAGCAGGTGGCCAGCGGCGGCAAGGTGGAGCTTAGCGGCAGAGAGAACGCCAAGTGCATGTACATCTATCTCTATGAGAAGATCGTCACAGAGCAGGACATGCTCGATGTGGATGGGAACCCGGTGCTGGAGCCGGTGACCTACAAAAGCGGGGAGCCAGTCTACGAGAAGGGCGAGAACGGCAAGGTCCTTTTGGACGTGTCCGGCAGGCCTATCCCCAAAATGCGGAGGGTCAAGGAGCTGGTGACAAGCGTCCATATCTCCAAATGCACCAGAGCACAGAGCATCTTTGAGGACGTGGACACAGGGCTTACCTATTACCCCATTGCCTGGGGCAACTGGGAGAAGCAGAAGAACTGCTACCACGGCAGGGCACTGGTCACCGGGGTCATCCCCAACCAGATCTTTATCAACAGCATGTTCGCCATGGTCATGCGGCATCTCCAGCTGGAGGCCTTCCCCAAGACGGTTTACAATGCGGACCTGATCGGCCAGTGGTCCAACGAGATCGGCCAGAGCATCGCGGTCCGGGGCCTGCAGCCCGGCCAGGCCATTAACCAGGTGGCGGCGAACCTGAGTCCGGCGGATATGTCCAACCAGATCATTGGCGTCATCAACCAGGTGGTCTCCTTCACCAAGGAGTGCCTGGGTGTTACAGATGTACAGATGGGCAGTGTCAAGAGCGAGAACACCAGCGCAATTATGGTCATGCAGTCCAACGCGGAGGTACCCCTGGAGAACATCCGGGCGGGCATGTACGAATGGAGCGAGGAGATCGTGAAGATCCTGCTGGATATGATGGGTACCTACTACGGAGAAAGGCCCATTGTCAGGAGCCGGAGCATGGAGACCGTGGCTACTGACCTTTCCAGCGGTATGCCGGTCATGAACCAGTATACCGGTATGCTGAAGACCACCAGCGAGGAGCGGCGGGTCATGGAGCCCTACGACTTCTCCAGGCTCAAGCGCATCTTCCTGAATGTGCGGGTGGATGTGGGGTCGGCCACGGCCTACAGCGAGATCGCCATGATGCAGACCCTGGACAACCTGCGCACGGCACAGCTCATTGATGTCATCGATTATCTGGAGCGTGTGCCGGACAAGCTGATCCCCAGGAAGCAGGAGCTGGTGGACAAGCTGAAGCGGGAGCAGACCAAGCTGGACGGTATGCCAGCAGGCATGGCTCTGCCGGACAGCCGGACAGAGCAGCAGACAGAAAGCGTCATGCAGCAGATCAACGCCAATGGGAAGTCCACCTCCCAGAAGAAGGGGAAATCCAGCGGCAGTCAGACCGTAGGGGGCAGCCTGGACCAGGACAAGGCGGTAGCGCAGCTGCCCTCCAACGTCCAGACCCAGTTTAACAAGCTGCCCACCAGGGCCAAGAACGCCCTGGCCAAGAGCGTATCCATGAAGATGAACAACTGAGATTTTGCGGTTTTTCTACCGCTTGATCGATAGGAGACGGTGGCCCACACCAGGGCTGCCCATCCACAACTTTCTCACCAGGAAAGGAGAACACTATGGACGAAACGACTATTTTTTCAAACAGTTCAGACGTGACCCTCGACACCGAGGGTGGCCTGGACCTCTTTGCCGGGTTTGACGACACGGCTCCGGTCACGGAGACAACCGGAGCCGAAGAAGCGGCAGAGAGCATGGCGGACGAGGAACGTGCAGAGGCAGCGTCTTCCCAGGACACCACCCAGGAAGACGCACCGGCGCCGGAGACTGAGACAGCTCCCACCACAGAGCAGCAGCCCCAGACCGACGAAAATGACCTGACCTTCAACGCCAAGATCAACCACCAGGAGCAGAGCGTCACCCTGCGCCGGGACCAGCTCCCGACCATCTACCAGAAAGCCCAGAACATGGACAGAGCAGTCCAGAAGGCCACTGAGGCCAAGGAAGCGCTGGAGCGCTACAAGGGTATGGTGGACCAGGCTATGGGCCTTGCCAAGGTGATGAACTTCTCCGGGGAGACCCCAGAAGCGACCATCGAAGCCATGGTAAACGGTCTTTCTGAGACCGCAAGGACCGCGAAGGTCAATGCTATGGTGGAGGCTGGAACTGCCAAGGAAGTGGCGGAGTACATCGCAGATCAGCAGATGAAAGACGCAAGAGATAGCGTGGCTGAGGCCGAGGTAACAGAAGAAGCTGCGGCAGAAGAGTCCGCAGAGACGGTGACTCCACCGACCTCTGAGCAGTTCCTCCAGGACCTACAGGAGCTGACCGCACGACGCCCTGGGATCAAGGGTACAACAGACCCCTTCCCACAAGAGGTCATGGAGGCGTATATGCGCGGAGAGAACCTGACCACTGCGTACCTGGAGTACGAGGCGAACCAGGCTGCCAAGGAACTGGCAGAGCTGAGACGGCAGACCCAGATATTGCAGCAGAATCAGGCCTCTGCCCAGAAGGCACCCATTAAAACCGGCGTCTCTGCCAGCGGACCTGACCAGGCCCAGGAGGACCCCATGCTTCAGGGCTTTGATGATCCCTATTGGTAACCAACGTTTTTTCGACATTCAAGGAGTGATAATTTATGGCAATGAATCTTGCATCCAAGTTTTCCCCCAAGGTAGACGAGCGATTCCAGCGGGAGAGCTTCGTCGTGGGCGTGACCGGCAATGCTTATGAGTTTGACGGTGTCAACAGCGTCAGCGTCTACAGCGTGCCCACGGCACCCATGCACGACTACGCCCGGCATCCGGAGACCGCGGGCACCGATCGCTACGGCAATGCCGTCGACCTCCAGGCCAGCGTGCAGAAGCTGGAGATGAGCCGGGACCGGTCCTTCTCCTTCATCATCGACAAGGGCGACAACCTCCAGAGCCAGAACGTGCTGGAGGCCAACAAGGCCCTTTCCCGGCAGCTCAACGAGGTGTGCATCCCCGAGTACGACGCCTATGTCTTTCAGACTCTGGCCGCCAAGGCCAGTGCCATGGGCAACCTGTCCACCACCAAGCCCACCAAGAGCAATGCCTATGAGCTGTTCCTGGCGGCACAGGAGTTCCTGGGTGACCATATGGCACCGGATCAGGGCCGGGTGGCTGTGTGCTCCTATGCCTTTGCCAACCTTCTGAAGCAGGACCCCTCCTTTGTGCGCTATGGCGACAACTCCCAGAAGATGCTGACCACCGGCGTCATCGGCGAGGTGGACGGCGTTCAGATCAAGCGGGTGCCCTCCTCCAGACTGCCCAACGGCTGCAGCTGCATCATGACCCACCCCTATGCCAGCGTGGCCCCGGAGCAGCTGAAGGAGTACAAGATCCACGACAACCCTCCCGGCATCAGCGGCTGGAAAATCGAGGGCCGTCTGATCTACGACTGCTTCGTGCTGGACAACAAGGTCAACGGCATCTACTACATCGGCGGCAGCGGCGTACTCCGGACCCTGGAGGTACAGTCTGCGCCCAGCGTGACTGTGGGCAAGACCGTGATCACCGTTGCGCCTCAGGCAGACAGCGGCAACACCTGGTACTATAAGACTGGCACCGAGCAGACCGCTGTGACCTACGGTACCGCGATCACCACCTCCGCCTGGACCAAGCTGGAGGCCAGCGGCACGGAGATCACTCCCACCTCCAGCCACACCATCGTACAGGTGGTCGAGGTGGACTCCAGCAACAAGCCTGTGGGTGTAGGCCTCAGCCGTCTGAACATCGGCTAAGACATGCCCATAGCGTAAACAATGCCCCTGCCAGCTGAGCTGACAGGGGCATATTGGGAAGGGACTAGAGACGGGGGACAATCCTCAGTCAGCGCTGAAGCGCTGCCAGCTCCTTCACCAAGGAGCCTATCGCCTGCGGGCGGGACGAAAGAAGAACGAAGGAGGACTGTAATGGCACATACATGGACGGATGAGGAACTGACGAAGTTTTACGAGGGGGTCAATGCAGCCCTCAAGAAGCTGCTGCGGAAGATCAACGCAGTGGACGCCAGCAAAATCGGGACAGCGGAGCTTTCAGAGCAGCTGAGCCTTCAGTCGGCAGAGGTGACGGTGACCACCAGCGACAAGGGCATTGAGACTACGGTCTCGGACCTGGAAGGGCGGCTGAGCTCCATCGAGCAGACCACAGACAGCATCACCCTGCGGGTGGAGAGCGCGGAGACTACGGCCAGCGGGGCAGCGGAGACGGCGAAAAACGCAGAATCCACCATCACCCAGACGGCAGGCCAAATTGAGCTCCGGGTACAGAGCGCGGAGACAGCCGCCAACGATGCGGCCACCTCGGCCAGCAATGCCGAGGCCTCTGCGGGCAATGCGGCGGACTCGGCCAGTGAGGCAGCAGCTTCGGCGAAGACTGCAGAGTCCACCATCACCCAGATGGCAGACAAGATCGAGCTGCGTGTACAGAGTGCCGAGACCTCTGCTGGCAATGCAGCCACGTCGGCCAGCAATGCGGAGAGTGCAGCAGGAGATGCAGCCACGTCGGCCAGCAATGCCGAGAGTGCAGCAGGAGATGCAGCCACGTCGGCCAGCAATGCCGAGAGTGCAGCAGGAGATGCAGCCACGTCGGCCAGCAATGCTGCGACATCGGCCAGTGAGGCGGCTGCCTCGGCGAAAAACGCAGAATCCACCATCACCCAGCTTGCGGACAGCATCACCCTGTCGGTAAAGGAGGGGAGCCAAAAGG